GTTGCATTTTTTGCAACACCTCAAATACCAAAGAATAATGCAAGATCAGTTTATGAGGATTGCTATGGCGCAGCTCCGTAGCACCTACCCCTTCAAGCCCCAACGCAGAGCAGTAGCTGCTCGGATGTGGGTAAAGTATTTAGACCGCAAAGCGATGTCGCAATGGTTCAAAGACCAAGAGGCTAATTTATGATTAGACCCTTTGTGCTTGCCTTCCACAAGCAGAACTCTGGAGTCTCTCACCACAGGACATTTGCACCCTTGATATGCCACAAGGATGTAGATGTCTTTTTCATTGAGAAGATTACCGACATAGACCCCGAAATGTGGCCTAAAGTCACTCACATCTTTGCAAGCCGTGCATTCCCTGTTGAGCCGTTTGATGACTTCGTGAAACTCTGCCGCAAGGAAGGCATCAAGTTAATCGTTGACAATGATGACTGGTGGGTTCTGCCTCCTACGCATCCTTTGCAGGGATTGTACGTTGAGCGGATGAGAACTCGCATCGTGCGCTCTATGAAAGCAGCAGATGAGGTATGGGTGACAAACAAGCACCTTGCCTCAAAGGTCAAGAAGTACAATACCAACATCCGAATCATCCCCAATGCAATTAGCGTAGCAACGTGGCAGGTAGAGAGAAAGCCAAGCGAAGAAGTACGCTTTGGGTATATCGGAGGCAATCACCACGCAGCAGACGTAAAGGATTCCACAATTAACCTTGAAGGCTATCAAGGGTATGTGGCAGAGGTAGATGGCTATCCCGACATTATGAAGGCAAGCCATAGGCTGCCCACTATGCCACCAACGCACTACCACAAGCTCTACAATTACTTTGACGTGAGCCTTGTGCCTTTAACAACATCAGAGTTTGCAAAGTGCAAGTCGCACCTAAAGATGCTTGAGGCAGGCTTTAGCAAATGCGCTTTGATAGTGAGCAACACACAACCCTATTCACCATACATCACCAAAGAGAACTGCATTGCCATCAAGCACCCAAGCGAATGGGCAGGAGCAATCAAGAGGCTAAAAGAAAACCCCAACCAAGTTGCTGACCTAACGGAATCGTTATACGAGTATGTGCAGGAATTCACGATGGATAAGATAAACGAACTACGATGCTTTACATAGTCACGCCCTGCTCACGACCTCATAACCTCGTTAGGCTAAAACAACATATCCCTGCCTATGCAACGTGGGTTGTCATGATGGATGCTGCTACCGACTTCAAGGGAGCAACAGGCGCATCAATCACACATTACTCCACACGCACGGGGGATATGGGCAATCCCCTACGCAATGAGTTCCTTGACTTGTATGCTGAATCTTTTACCAAAGAGGATTGGGTTTACTATCTGGATGATGACAATGTGCTGCATCCAAAGTTCCTTGAGGAGTGGAGCAACTTGCATTCTCTTGATTGCTCAATCGTAACGTGGGGGCAAATAGGTAGGCTACGCCCTACCGACCAACCACAAGTCGGAAACATAGATACCGCCTGCTATATGTTCAAGCCACACGACCTGCCCAACCTACGCTTTGAAATGTCCTATGAGGCCGATGGTATCTTTGCAAGTGAAGCCGCAAGGCTCGGTACACTTATCTGCGTAGAGCAGTACCTTTGCTACTACAACGCCCTAAAATGAAAACGAGCAAACAAATAGACGGGTGGTTCAACCACCAAGCAGCATACGACTACCTCCTTGCCAATATGCCCGAAGACGGCACCTTCGTTGAACTGGGTGCTTGGCTCGGTAAGTCATCAGCCTACCTATGCGACAAAGCAACATACCAAAACATCACAATCATAGATACTTGGAAGGGTTCGCCAAACGAACTCACGACCACACATAAACTTGCAACGGAACAGAATATCTACAATCTCTTTGTGGAGAATATGGGAGACCGCAAGTACAAGGCAATCAAAGCAACATCCAAAGCAGCATCAAAGAAGTTTGCCAACGAATCGTTAGACGTGGTATTCATAGACCTAACCCATACCTATGAGGCCGTAAAGGAGGATATTAAGCTATGGCTACCTAAAGTAAAGAAGGGAGGCTTTATCGCAGGAGATGACTACCACGAGAATTGGAAGGGAGTAATCCAAGCCGTTGATGAACTACTCCCCCGTGCTTGGTTCATTGATGACTGTTGGATTTACCAAAGGTGAAGAACCACACAAAGGTCTATCTCAAAGGGATGGGCTACTCCACAACTGACTTCATACCCTGCGAGGTATGTCAAGCCCAAGCGCAAGACATTCACCACATAGAATCACGCGGAATGGGTGGAAGCAAAATTGCTGATACCATAGAAAACCTGATGGCACTATGCCGTAATTGCCATACAGAATATGGGGATAAGAAGCAGCACAAAGAGATGCTAACCGCAACACACGATCACCACCTCGCAAAAAGGGTTATTTAGATACAAACCGAAAATAACGGAACTCTACGGAAATGAAAGATGACAAAGGCAGGTTCATAGCAGGCAACACAGGAAGGCCAAGCGGAACACCAAACAAGACCACCAACAAAATACGAGAGGCATTCCAAACCCTCATAGAAGCCAACCTTGAGAACATGACCTTATGGCTCACGCAAGTTGCTGCTGATGACCCGAAGGGCGCACTTGACCTATTGAACAAGATGGCAGAGTATACGACTCCCAAACTCGCAAGGGTGGAGAACTCACACGAGGTATCGGATGAGCTAACCAAAATCAAAGTAGAGATTGTCCGAGCTAAACCTAAAGAGTAGTGAACTCTTTGAGAAGAACTACACCGCACCAACTCGGATAGTAGTCAATCAAGGCGGCAGCCGTTCTGGTAAGACGTACTCGCTTTTGCAGATGCTCATCGTGATGGCGATGGAGGATAGAGGCAAGGTGTACTCCATTGTCCGCAAGTCTCTGCCGTCTCTGAAGATGACGGCCTATCGTGACTTCTTTGAGATTCTAAATGCCAACAATCTTTACGATGAGGCACGGCATAATAAGAGCGACTACACCTACGAGTTGAATGGCAACCTCTTTGAGTTCATAAGCCTTGACCAACCGCAGAAGAAACGGGGAGCAAGACGTGACTACCTATTCTGCAACGAGGCAAACGAACTCACTTGGGAGGATTTCTTTCAGCTCTTGATTCGTACCACAGGCAAGATATGGGTTGACTACAACCCTTCAGACGCGTTCCATTGGATATACGACAAGTTGCTGACTCGTGATGACGTAACGTACATCCAATCCACATACCTTGATAATCCGTTCTTGGATGCCTCAATCGTTGAGGAGATAGAAAGGCTGCAACATACGGACAATGACTATTGGAGAATCTACGGACTCGGAGAACGTGGTATGAGCAGAGCCACCATCTTCCAATACGGGCAGGCAGAGATACCAACTGATGCCACGCTCTTATGTCACGGGATGGACTTTGGGTACACCAATGACCCTACCGCACTTGTGGCGGTCTATAAGTCGGGTGACAATCTGTATGTGGATGAATTGATTTACCGCACGGGGATGACCAACCCCGACATCAGCAACGTACTTGCCTCACTTGGCCTTGACCGAAGGGCAGAGATATATGCTGACTCTGCTGAACCCAAAAGCATCGAGGAGCTGCATCGTATGGGATGGAACGTGAAACCCACGCAGAAGGGCGCAGATAGCGTCATAGTGGGTATTGACGTGCTAAAGCGGCACAAACTATTCGTAACACCACGAAGCAGCAACCTAATCAAGGAACTTCAGAACTACAAATGGGTAGAGGACAAGAACGGCAACCTCTTAAACAAACCCATAGATGCATTCAATCACGCCATAGATGCGCTGCGCTATGCAACGTATAACAAGTTGAGCAGACCTAACTTTGGCAGGTATGCCATACGCTAAAACTAAAAGGTTATTTTAATACAATGGAACTAAAGGTAATTGTACCCACCGCCCTATCAGAGATCACGCTTGACCAATACCAACGCTTTGCGAGGCTTGAGGGCGATGAGGAGTTCTTGACCCACAAGATGCTTGAGATATTCTGCGGAGTGCCTCTGGCGCAGTTGCCCAATGTGCGCATCAAAGATGTGAGCCACATCAGCAAGCACATAATGGCCATGATAAATGAGAAGCCAAGCCTCACGCCAACCTTCACGATGGGGGACACGAAGTACGGGTTCATCCCAGAGATTGACAACATCACCTATGGTGAGTTCGTTGACCTTGATGGCTACCTGCAAGATGTGCAAGACCTGCACAAAGTGATGGCAGTATTGTATCGCCCAATAACAAGCGAGGTCAAGCATCGGTATCTGATAGAGCCATACGAAGGGTCAAGCAGGTATTCGGAGCAGATGAAGCAAGCCCCGATGAGTGTTGCAATGGGCGCATCGCTTTTTTTTTGGCGTTTAGGGAACGAATTATTGCGGGCTTCCCTGACCTCTTTGGAGAAAGGGAACCAGAAAACGAATACTCCAAGCAAGGACAATTCGCCGCTCGTTGGGGATGGTACGCTACAATATATCAACTTGCTCAAGGAGATATTAGAAGGTTTGGAGGAGTCACTAAATTGGAACTCCAAGAGTGTCTTCATTTCCTCACATTTGAAAAGCAAAAGCAAGAAGTTGAAAACGACCTAATAAAAAAGTCAATAAAATGAGACAATTCTACGACATCACCACCAAATTAAAAGATACGCTTGAAGCAAATAGCCAAGTCAACGTGGTAACAACAGGGGATATTTTTGACATAGACCTAAACAAGCAGACCATCTTCCCTTTGTCGCATATTATCATCAACCAAGCAACATTCGAGGGACAGATAGTTCGCATGAACGTGAGCATTGTTTGTATGGACTTGGTAGATGAGACCAAAGAGAATCCACGCTTGCAGGCAGAGCCGTTCTACGGCATCAGCAACGAGCAAAACATACTGAACACCCAACTAGCAGTAATCAACGATGTCATCACAGAATTGCGCAGGGGTACTCTGTACACCGACCTTTACCAGTTGGATGGTACTGCTTCTTGCGTTCCCTTTAGCGAGAGGTTTGAGAACCTGCTTGCAGGGTGGACTGCCACGTTTGACGTGCTGCTTGCAAACACCGAGATAAGCATCTGCTAAAATGGCACGGGAGGACTTGATTGCTGCGGTACTTATTAAGTTTGGCAAATATGTCATTCAACAGGCGAGGAGTAATCTCACCAAAGGCAAGCACAACTTCAACAAGACCCTTTACAATTCACTTCGGTATAGCGTGTACTACTCAAATGATAAGTTCTCAATGAGTTTCTTTATGGAGGATTATGGT